GCACCCGCAGGCATTCCACCTCTGGGTCGCCTAGGTGCTTGGGCAAGTTGTCCTTTCACTCCTGCGGCATTCGGACTTCCCGTTGGTGCCCTTGGGGGAGCCTGTGTGCCCCTACGTGGACCAACCTGTGGCATAAGAGCCGCCATTAAAGAGCTTCCACTAGGAAGCCTTTGTCCAGCACCTGTAATTGGCGCACTCTGTCCTTCCATATATCCTTGCTTGTCTCCAAAAACTTGCAAAAGCTGATTCATCTTCATAGACTGAACCATTGGATTGTCCTGTACAGGACCTGTACCAGCATACGGCATAACTATTCCTCTCTAGTTTCGTACCACTTGGGACGATTTCCCAAGAAATACAGTATTAACAAAATTACTAATATTATCCATAGTAAACATTTCACCTAGCGGTGGAAAGAAGTATAACCCTCTAACCACCTTGTTTTTTAGGGGAAAGTCCTTTATACGACCTTCCCCCACAGCAAACAAAAACTGCTAATCCTTATGAATTCGGATTATGATGTGGTAACTGCGCCATCGGCAGCTGACGAACCAAACATCCAATATGCTCCAGCACTGAAGGACATTTCAATGAAATCCCCTTTATGTGCCGAAGTGCCAATAATGACATTGGATACACCAGTTGCGGCTGAAGAACCTGGACTGTCATCGCCAGTGTCAACTTCAGTTTCGTTGACCTTGCCGAAAACAATCGCACTGCCAGCGGCAATCGTAATTGCTGCTGTCGGTGTATGTTCTTCTACCCAGAACTTGTAAGTGGTCCCATCTAGACCTGTAGTAGCGGTGGGAAGCGTAATTGTATACGCACCACCAGCGGAATCTAACCTAAAGGTTTTTCCGCTATCCGTCTCAGCGTCTAGAGTTCTCGCAGCCTTGATTTGTTCCCAAGGCTGAAGAAATCCACCAGCTCCACTACTTTTACTAATATAGTCACTACGCATGATTCATTCCCTACAGACTTTCGACGTTGTAAAGAGCATGGGTTTCTGGAAGTGTAACTTCTAGACCCGCTTCGGTCAGAATCATATCTTTCCGAAGGTCTTCGTCGTCGTTCTGTACGTTAGTAATAACATGAGTATCACGATTGACACCGTTTCCGACAAGCGGACGGTAGGCAACGTTTTTCATATCAGCCATAAGCATGAAGCCGCTAGCAATACCACGGAAGAGTGGCTCCTTAACCAGATTCATTCGGCCATGGATACTATCAATAACCATGATTGAATGTCCAAAAGTACCCTGTCTTTCTTCGTAGTTCCAACGAAATGGAGTAACAGCTGTAGTACCAGCCTGTAAAGACTCGTACAAGAAGTTCCCATCTCCTAGTTTATTAAAGAAAGAAACAACGGGCAATCCGCAAAGAACCAATCTGTCGCCACTGCCACCGCGAGCGGGGTCAAAAATAACCTCTAAGTCAGAAAGCATTCTGTCATAGGTTAATTCTGCCTGTGCTACGCTTCTGTAATATCCAGCACCTGATGTGTGGGATAAATCAGAATCGTCGGTAGTCGGATTCGTGTTTTTTACAATATGACCAACAAGGCCTTCAGTGTACTGAACGCCAGTTACACGAGCTTTCTGCCCAAAGAGCAAAGCCCGTTCAATGTCGACCTTATGTTCACGAAGCTTCTCAGCCCAAATACGCTGAAATTCATCAGAGTATCCCCTGAACCGAGTAGCTAGTGCAGTTCCTGACAATTCCGCAGCAGTTTTGAAAATCTGAGTATAACCGTAGTTATCCTCGATTTCCGCAGACCACACATCAGGTGCGCCGGAACCCTCAGCAAATGAGGTGCCGATAACCTGACATTGGTCGTTATCTGCTAATGTCGCATAGCCAGTTACGTTGGAGTTTGATACTTCAACACATTTACCTGTGAAGCTTGTATCAGCACCATTGTCTGACGGAGACGACTCAATTCGGAATATTGCCTGTGACCATCCAGCTGTACCATCAACCGTATTAACGGAGAAGACCATGCCCTTCACAAGCCAGTCAATACTGCCTGGAGAAGAAGCTGCGTCATCAACCGTAAAAGCATAACTGGTTCCAGCAGTAACAGCACCCGTTGGGGCACCATCAATATAGAAATTTCTGGAAGTCCAATTAATCTTAGTACGATTTTCTAGATACCTGAAGACTGAATCATCGGTAGGAACTTTGGCTACTTTGCTCAGGTAGACGAAAAATGGAGACTCTTCTGGAGCTAATTCAGCTACCCTGTCTCCAAAGTTATATAGTCGTCTACGGTCTGGAGCTTGTCCGACATCGGCACTCGTCGCAGCAACAGTTATGTCACTTGATTTAAGTGTGCCAGTGTTATAAGTAACAGCCATAGTTTACCTCCTAAGGTAATCTACCTGCATTCGAACTCGCCATCACTGCATCCCAGACTTTATCCTCATCGCTCTTTCGAGCGGGGGCTTTGCCTTGCACAGCTCCGGCGGTCCTGGGAGCTGACTTTCCAGCTCGGACTGCATCCAGTGAAGAAGAAGGCTTCGACCCATCCTTTTTCTTTGTTTTCACGAATACGTCAACAAGTGCGTCAAGTGACAATTGCTCCTTCGGTTGCGCGTAAAATTGAAGAAACTCTTGTGTATCTTGTTCACCAAGCTTATAAACATTTTTTAGTTCGCTCACAAGATTGTTTACAAACACCTGTTCCTGGAGTGCTCCCATGTGTTGTTGTATAGCCTGATTTACCTTCCCATGTTCCTGTTGTTCACGAAACCTGAAAGAAGGGGAATCGGGCTTGAAATACGCATCCCAAGGATTAAAATCCTCCTCAGAAACAGCATCTTGGCTAGCACTTACTTGTGAATTCAGATTTTCCTGTAATAGTTTTATCAAATCTGGTCTACTCTCCAAAAGGTCAACTAAGGGCTGATATTGGTTCCAACTAGTCAACTCGGCTTCCGCCTTGTCTTTCATAGATTGGAACTTTTTAGCCTCGGTTTCCCAGTCAACGCCACTTGCGTCCGAAGTTAGCTCTTCAGCTTCTTCTGCGGGGGATTCGTAGTCCTCGCCCACAGATTCATCGCTGTCCGCAAATAAATCAACCGTATCCTGTTCCTGTGAATCGATTACCTCATCGATTACGTTTTCTTCTGTTGCCATAACCTACCTCCTGATGTCTTCAAACCGTGGACTGGACTCCTGTGGAATCTCCCTGTCGAAGCGTCACCATATGTTATGTTTCCGATTTAGCTGCCGCTTTTTCCTGCTTTCCAAGCATATCAAGCTCTCTCTGAGAAAGCTTGACGGCAGCGTCCAATTTCGAAGCACGGACCTTTCGGTCTGCGTTCGCATTAGCCTCAATCTCTGTGAGATGAGACTTAAATTTTGAAAGTTCATTGTCTTGTTTGGCATGCATTGTTTCTCTCTGTGCTGTCTGTAAGTCACCACTCAAGTTTTGAATCTGTTCTTCGAGTTGTGCAACATAATCCCTCATTTGCTGCATTTCATCCATTCTTTCCAAGACACCTTCTTTGTCAAAAATTTCTGGGTTTTTCTTTAATACTTCAATTCTGTCAATAAGCCCGAGCTGAAAAGCTTCAAGGTATACACCGAATGTCGCCCACTTGCTTTCTGGAAGAGTGCTTCCTGAAACAATTCTCACATCGTGCTGTCCCACGTTCAGCCTGTCTTTTTGTATATCATTTACAGCTTGAGAGGAATCGTCATACATATTAACCGTTATCTCGGTCATATTGTTATCAGCCTGTACTAGTGTGAACATTTTTGGAAATGTGTAATGTCCCTTTGATATACCATACAATACTTTTCCCAATCGATTAATACTAAATTCTATATCACGTAACTTGGACTTCGGTCTATCGCTTCCAAGTGCTACCATACGTTCCGTTCCACGCACTGTATCAGGGGCCTTCTCTGGAAACCCGTGAGTCATCTCTGGAAGACCGAAGATAAAATCTATGTAGAACTCTGCCTGTTGAATCAGCCGATAGAACTCAGAGGCTAATGGCTGTGGTGCAGGATAATGTGGCTCACCCTGTGTTGTATCAACTTCGATAACCGCATTTGGATTTGCCCACTCACGCTCTAGGTCATCAAGATTATCAACAGACCCAATCGGTACAATAAGCTTAAGACCTGCAGATGCCTGTGCATGAGAAAGAGCCAAAGACCATAAACGGTTTAAAAGCTTCTGCATAGGACGTGCACGAGATACATCCGATTTCGGATATGGTGTTCCTGTCCAAATATTTGGAAGTGGTACAATTGGATACATATCAGTATTCAATACAGATTCGTATAGCAGAACCTCTCCAATTGTTGCCGTTACTGCAATTCTTGGCTGTAAAACCTCTTCAAACTGCAAAAACCCCCTTTCAACCATTCCAGGGTTTTCCTGAAGCATAGTCTGAAAAGCCTGCTCGTCAAGAACGCTTTCCTCTCCAGAGCGTGCGTCAATAACCCGATAATAAGGAACCTTTACAGGATAAAACCTTTCGAGTATCTGGTATTTATCAGAAGTAAATGTATTAGAATAGCTCTTATCCTTTGTCTCAGCCGGCGTAAACACTTTCATTGAGTTTACATTCTGAGCGTCTGGATAATCTTCCTCGTTATACGTCGATAGCTCATGTATCACCCCAGGATAGACTTCCTGAGTTTCTGAATCTATCTGGTCACCTAATTGTGGGTAGAGGTTGACGACCTGTTCGCCTGTCAGTATAGTAGAAAGAATGATGCCCTCGGCATCAGCAAACCACCTGTCCCTGCAGTCAGGTGGGACATAAACACGGAAGGGATTAACATAGGTAAACTTGACATCACCTCTACCGAAATCTGATTCTGCATCAACATATGCATACATATATCCTAGACCCGTAACAGCATAATCCGTGATAGCCTGCTTTATCTGATTATCACCGTCTGAAATGTCCCAGACATATCCTAGTATAGAGCGAAACACGGAAGCTACCTGTGCATCCGAGTCCTCTCTGGGAACCACTGTGAACACGGGGGGTCTTGCAGTAAGAACACTCTTTAGCTTATCAATTGCAGGAGATATCCTATCCATAGGAACATCTGCTTGATTTCTAGATGCAAGCTCATCTGACTCTTCTGAAGTAAAATGATTGCCAAGAAAAAAATCTAAGTCAGTTCTTGCTTCTGTATCCCAGTCTGTACGTGCATCACGCCAGTTACGATAAAGTTCCTGGTTCTGTTCTGCTTCTGGTGCCTTCTCTATTTTAGCCATCTATATAATTCTTTACGCTTGCTGTTTCCTCTATTTTCTGCAATCTGGCTTCTATACCCTCAACAAGCCCTGCAAGCTCGTTGTAGTCTTTAGAAAAGTCATAAGGCTCGTGAGCGTTTTTTTCTAGCTCCTCAATTCGAGCCTGCAAGTCGGGTTTTTCTTCTTTTTTTGCTGCCAAGGTATAATAGTAAATCTCTCTAAGATAATATAAGGAAAAAAATGCCGTTTGTCAAGAGTTTTTTTGCAGGAAACCTATGTTCTTGCACCTGTAAGCCAGTTATACTTAAGATATTTTGCAGTTTTTCTACTTCCTTCATTAGCTGGAGAGTTAAAATCGTCTATATCCATAACTTTACTAGAAGGTGGTTTCTGCCACGCAAAGTAGTTTGCATAGTACAGTGCATCAAGAATATCATCATTCCTTGCCTTCGGGTGTTCAAATAATTCATCTGTCAATTCCGTCATAGTTCTCTTTATGTATAGCTTCTTTCCGTTTACTATGGGTCCCAATGCTGTTTCTAGCCTATCAGCCTTTTTTATTCCTTTCGGTGGTTTAGCACCCTTAAATATTCCTGGAGCCAAACGCCTGTCTGCAAGAGATAACCTATCTGCCATATCTCTTACCATTTCCTGTGCAGCAACAGTTTCAATAGTAACTCGCCTTACAGGTCCATAATCTTTTGCAAGTTGTATAATCTTCTTTGGAACGTCGAAAGTTGGAATCCTTTCTCGAAAATACTCTAGCACATAACGATTTTTATCAGAATCCATTCCCATAACAAGGATTACTTGATAGTCTGACGAAGAAGATGCTGTGTGTGCAACATCAACTCCGAGATACACATAAATTGGAATAGCCTTATCATTCGTTATGAGATATGAGAAGTTGTTCTTAGCTTTGTGATGTCCGGCATAATACTGGACTCTGTCAATTTTGAACGCTGCATTTGATATGTCACGTGCATCATTCATATATTCCTGTGCAAACTTGTTTACAAGCCCAGCCTCTATAAATTCTTTTTTCTTTTTCTTGAGCTTGTTATTTGAGAATTGTTCTAACCATATAGACTTCCCACCCTCTATAGCCTGATGAAACATTACATCCCACGGATATGAGCGATTCTCCTTCTTGGCTTCGGTATATGAGTCATATGTCATTTGAAGAAATGAGTCATAATGTACAATAGTACCAAGAAGCCAAATCCATCCTTCGTGACCAGGTGTCTCTTCAAGCGAGGGGTATACCGTGGAAACAATCCATCTTTTAATTTCGGCACGCCTTTCTGGTGTTTTGGTGTTTAACTCGGATTCAAAGTCATCCAATACAATGCCAGTGTACCGCCTGTCAATCTCAGCACGACCACGCAGACGCTGAGTTGTGCCCTTTGCTATTATCCTATCCCCTTTGGATGTGATAATATCCTTCTCAGTCCATCGATTGCCCACCAAGTCTCCGGCAAGGTCCCCAAAATAGTATCTAATGTATTTATTGTTTTCTATGTGTGACTTAATATATTTTAAATGGTCAATGGCCTGTCCCTGCTCTTCAGCCACCCAAGCAATAAAATGTGGGTCATCCTTTTGTCCGAAGCATATTTTGTGTAAAATGGCAGCTTTGGCAAGAACTGACTTCCCAAAGCCCCTAGGGACAATATTGCAAATTCTCTC